GACATGGGGTGCCGCTTCGTCTTTCCGTCTGTAGGGTCGACGTAGGTCGTGAGCGAGTAGTCGATGGGAAGTCCGCAGATGTGGCACGGCAATCCCATTGCCGCCACTCGCTTGCGCAGCGCGTCCCTTCTAGCTCCGTTGGATCTGCGCGGGTTAGGCTTCGCCATGATATTTCACCTCGCTCTCTCGTTCGATTCCGGGCAACAAAAAAGCCACCCTCTCGGATGGCTCTTTCGCGTTATTCAACTGATTACACTATATCACAGGGAAAGCGGCGGTTTGCGGCGGACTTTGCGCCATGCCCCGCCTTTCCATGATTTGCCTCGCTCGCTCGAGCGCCTTTCGGTGGATGTCCCTCTCCTGGCGCTCGCTGTATCCCATGTTGTTTGCAACCGTCATAGGGCTCCATCCCATGATGTATCGGTAGTGGAGGCTCTGGCCGCATGTGACGTTCTCGTGCATCACCTCTCGCACGATTGATCTGACGTCGTCCCTCACTGCTATGTAGTACTTGATCTCGTCGTCGATCTTGCGGCAGTGATCGACAAGCTCCGCCACGCCGTCTCCGACCTTGTCCTTCACGCCGGGAGAACCGCTCTCGCCGCCGTAGCTCGGCGTTATGCTCATTATGCTGCTGATGATGCGCTCGTGTTCCTCCGTCAGGCTGTCGAGCTCGTCGCAAGCCTCCCTGTATCTGCTCAAATATCTCTTGATGTGCTTCGACACGCGCATCTCTCCTTTATTCTGTTTTCAAATTGGCGGCCGTTGAGGGTCGCCGCCGCACCCGTATATTCTACCGCTGCTCGCTATCCTTGGCCGGTCTCTCCACACCTAATGCAGAGCATACGTGGCCGTAGCAGCGCGGGCATACCACGAGCATCTCGTCCTCGAGGTAAGACTCCGTGGACGGCTCGAAGCAGGTGAGTTCGATGTCGTACTCAACCCCGTCGCCTGTCGGGCCTCCGCAGCATTCGCACGGCTTACCGCTCATGCTCTTCATCCTGTTCGATGTGCTTGCAAACGTCCGACTTGGTGCATCGCACGATTGCCATTCGCTCGGACAAACGTCCTCGTCCGCAATATAACGTTTCAGACGACTCGTCAATGTCAAGGTCGAAGTTCTTGCATTCGTAGCACGCTTCCTGCAGCTCAATCTTGATCATCTTCGGTCACACTCCTTTCGGCGCATGCTTAACGTACCAGATGCCTACTCGCCTCGGATCGGCTGCGTAAGCCTGGATGGTTCTCGGTTTGAGCCCGGTCGCAACAGCGCATTCGCTCGCGGTTCCAACCGCTACGATCTGGTTATTGCGCAGGACTATGTAACGCTCGCGCTCGGTCATTTCCCGTCGGACTCCTTCCACGCATCCCACACGTCGGGGTGATTCTCGGTCATGTAATAGGCCATGTCTTCGCAGTTGTACCCTTCTCCTATTGGATAGTTCCAATAGGCCATCATCTTCCTAACGTAATGGGCGCAACGGTCGCACTCGCGCCATGTGTACGCGCTCCCGCCCTCCACCAGCTTGGATACGGTATGCTCCTCGTCAACGTATATGCGTTTGCCGCAGTAATCGCAGCGGTGCTCCTTACGCGCCTTGACTCGTTTCGACGGCGCCAGCTCTACGGGCATTCAACTCCTCCTCGTTCTCGTAGTACTCGCACACGTCGGTCGGGCTCTCCACGCCGTCGTGCATGACGATCTTCTCTACTTCCTCGTCCTTCGGCGCGCCCCATGCTCGCTCTCCACGGCCGGCGATCCAGCTCCCGGCAGGGAGAGCACGCGTAATCGACTAACCTTGCTTTCGGACGGGCATGACGACCGACCTGCAGGATCCTCCGCGAACGACTATCGGCTTGCCGGCGCCGAAGTGCTCTATCTCGACGACGTCGCCGTCGCAAGCGGCCACGGCTTCCAGCATGTATGACGAGTTGGCGCAGAACTCCCCGATTCCGTCCGTCCTGCACAGAACGGACTCCTCCATGGAGCCGTCCTCTCCGCCGGACACCTTCACGGAGCACTCGCCGCCGGAGAACGCGATGTCGCACGGGTGCTTGGACATGCCGGCCACTACCGCTCGCCTAAGGGCAGACGAGATGTCGGACGCGCCGAACTCGGCGATTCCCGCGCGGAGCTCCGGGAACATGCGCTCCCATGCCGGGTACTCGCCCTCGATGGACCGCGTGACGAACACGTCCCCGTCGGCTCTCACCGACACCTGCCCGCTCGATGCGGACAGCCTGCATTCCGACGCCTTGAGGGACGAGACCGACTTCGCGAACCTCGCCGGGAGCACCGCCCTGAACTCGCCGCCGCCGTCGCGCTCGGCGCATGCGAGGCGGTACGAGTCGGTCGCGACCGCTCGAACGGTCCCGCCTGACGCTTCGACGAGGACGCCCTGCATGATCGGCCGGGAGTCGTTCTTGCTGGCGAAGCATGCGACCGTCCCGACCATCGACGCGAACTCCGCGAACGGCATCTCGACGCTCTGGTCCTCGTCTACGCGTGGAAGGCCGGGGAAGTCGTCTTGGTCCATAGCCGGGATTGAGAACGACGCGCTGCCGCACGAGATGCGGGCGCGGCCAGCCGTCCCCTCTATCGTCACGGCCCCGTCAGGAAGCGACTTCACTATGTCGCTCGCGGCCTTCGCCGGGATCATGCACCTTCCCGGCTCGTCGACGAAGGCGCGCCTGCTGCACCGAGCGGATTCGTTCAGGTTCGTCGCCTCGAACGTCGCGCCTTCGCCAGCTTCTACGAGGACGCATCCCAGGTACGCTGCGGCTCCGTTCGCGTACCGGCACATCGTACCCAGGACGTCCTGCAGCTCTGATTTCGGCATCGTCACTATCATCTTGCATCCTCTCTACGAGACCTTCAGGAAGTCGAGGAGCGTGAGCTCCTCTGATTTGCGCTTCGCGTCCGCCAGGTTCCTCTTCGCGCATGCGAAGTAGCTGGCCTTCAGCTCGATTCCGACGAACCTGCGGCCTTTGAGCACGGCGCAGTGCCCCTCCGACCCGATCCCCATGAACGGGGAGAGCACGATGTCTCCCGGCTTGCTCCACAGGTCTATCGCACGGTCGATGACGCCGAGCTGGAGAGGGCATATGTGCCTCTCGTCGCCGTTCTCCCTGGCTGATTCGCGCTGGAGCGTGTCAGACGGGTTGACGTCCATCCACACGGGGGACGCGTAGCGCTGCCATACGCTGATCGGGAACTCGTCGTTGGTGTGCTCGATGGGTTCCGGGTTGTCCCCCGGCTTGCGCATCGTGACGAGATAGTCCGGGATGCCCTGGCGGCTCATGGCGCTGTCCTTGTTCTTCTGCTTGTTGAGAAGGCCGAGCGCCTTGGTGCGCTGCATCGCCGTAACCGGGTCCTTCCAGATGGTCACCTCGGAGTGGTAGATGAACCCGGATTCCTGGAACGCGCGGATCAGGTCGCCCCTGAAGTCCCTGATCCCGATGAAGCCGTCGCGCTCCTTGGTGGTAGGCAGGTTCATGCAGTGGAACGACACCAACCGCCCCGGCATCGTCACCCGGTACAGCTCGTCGACCAGGAACCTGAAGTGGTCCATGAACTCCTCGTCGGTCTTGCAGTTGCCCATGTCCCGGTCGCTGTTGCTGTAGGTGTACAGGCTCGCGAACGGGGGGCTGAACACGCTGAACCCGATCGAGCCGTCCGGGACCTCCTTTATGCGCTCGACGCAGTCTCCCAGCATGAGGGTGTACCCGTCCCCCTCGACGGTCTCCTCGACGTACGGCGACTCGTCGCGCGCCGTGGACTCCGCGTCGTCCCTGATGCGCGAGGCCCTCGATATCATCTCCTGCTCCATCTCCGATGCGTCCTCCTTCTTCCTCATGACGTTCCTCACGACCGCCTGCTCGACGTCGGACGTGACGATGTGGACGCTCACCTCCTGGGTCTGCCCGAAGCGGTGGCACCTCCTCACGGCCTGGTAGTACTGCTCGTAGGAGTGGGAGAGCCCCACGAAGCACATGTCCGCGCAGTGCTGCCAGTTCATACCGAACCCGCAGATGCTCGGCTTGGTTACGATGACGCGGTACTTCCCGGACGAGAACCCGATCATCGCCTCTTCCTTCCATTCAGGCGAGTCGCTTCCGCGAACCTCGACGGCGTCCGGTATCGACATCGCGAGCCGCTCGCTCTCGTCGTTTCTGTCGCACCATACGATCCATGGCTTGACGGACGAGTTGACGAGCGACGCCGCCATGCTCACGCGCTTCTCGACGGTCGCCTTCCGCGCCCTCTGCTGCTCCAGCATCGTCTGCGCCTCGACCGCGAACAGCCTGCCCTCCTGGACGATGCCCGAATCGACGACGTGGACCTGCTCGTCCAGGCCGGGAAGGTCGAATCCGTCCATCTCGTACCCCATGTCCTCCGGGCTGCGCAGCATGACCGCCCATGACGCGACGAAGTCCCAGAACGCCGGCGCCGCGTGGCCCTTGAGCCTCCATTTGGACGTGTCCCCTCCGTCGTGGACGAAGAACATGGCGAGCATCTCCGTCCTGTCCATGGCCCCCAGGAACTCCGCGTGGTTGCCGAGCTCCATGTGGTCGTTGGGTGACGGAGTCGCCGTGCACGCCAGCTTGTACGGCGTTTCGCGGAACGACTCGATGACGGCGTTCCTCGTCTTGCTCGAATACGATTTCAGGATGCTCGACTCGTCGAGCACAACGCCATCGAACTCGGACGGGTCGAACGCGTGGAGCATCTCGTAGTTGGTCACGTTGACGCCGTCCCTCACGTCGTCCTGCGAGCGGCAGCGCGTGACGTCGATTCCGAACTTCGCGCCCTCGTACCACGTCTGCTTCGCCACGGCGAGCGGAGCCAGGATCAGCACCTTCGATCCATCCCCGGAGTGCTCGCACACCTGGCGCGCCCATTCGAGCTGCATCGGCGTCTTGCCGAGGCCGCAGTCGGCGAACACGGCGGCCTTGCCTTTGCGGCACGCCCATCGCACGATGTCCTTCTGGTACTCGAACAGCATCTCGTTCAAGCTTGACGGCTCGAAGCCGGAGTCGGGAACGCGAGCGCGCTTCCCCCTGATGAATTGCATGTAGTCCAATTGTTCCTCCTGAACGAGAGACAGCCCCGTCAGGGCCGTCTCCCATGTATGAGAATCCGTTATTGCTCTATGCCGTCGACAAATTGGATCCTGCGTCCTATCCATCTCATCACCGGCACCGCCATCGAGTTGCCGAGAGCCTTGTAGCGCGGCGTGTCCGGGCACTCCTCGACGGGATTGCCTCTCCACGGTATAGCCGTCCAACCGTCAGGGAAACCCTGCAGCCTCTCGCACTCGACGGGGGTCAGGCGGCGCACGCAATACCCGCTCGTTACAACCGTGGAATCCTTGCGACCGCGCCGCGTGAGCGTCGGGCTGCATCCCTCCATCGTCTCGGCGTTCGCCTGACCCGATGCCATGCACACCGATGGCATGTTCGAGCAGTTTCCCGGGCTCGAGCGCAAAGTCGGCGAAAGCTCCACCGATTCGCCGAGTCCCCGCGAGCCTGATGCGCTGTGGTTGAAGCATATCGTCGGAACCTGGTTCGTCCCGCTCGATCCTGCGCGCAGCGTCGGAGCAACCTCGGCATGCGCCGCTACGCTCCCGCTCTTCGCCGACTGCCCTGCGCTGAACGCGATCGCGGCGCCCGGCGCCCTGCCGTCGTAGGAGACCGCGTGCCTGTCGACCGTGTTGAGCGTCGGGGCGACATCCTCGCTCACGCCGCTCCCGTTCTGCGTCGATCTGCGGTCGCACACGTTGCCTAGGATCCCGAAGCAGCTGCCCGCAGAACCGCGTCCAGCTGCGGCGGCAAGCTCTTTCCTCTTATCTCTGCTCGACGGAGAATCCCAGCGCAGGCTCTCGCGCTCAAAGAGTACCGCTGCGGCGCGTCCCGGGTCAGAATGCCCGACAAGGAACACGCGGCGGCGTCTCTGGGCCACTCCGGCGAATTGAGCGTCAAGTACTCGCCACGCGAGAGAATACCCGCATTCTGCCAGCTCCCGGTGGAGCGTAGCGAAAGCATCTCCGCCCGACTGCGAAAGAACTCCGGGGACGTTCTCCCAGAGCAGCCAGCGCGGACGAACTTCTCGAACAGCTCGGACGTACTGGAGCATGAGGCGACCTCTTTCGTCCATGAGGCCGCGTCTTCTTCCCGCGACGGAGAAGGCTTGGCAGGGGCTTCCTCCCACGATAAGGTCAACTGCTCCAACGTAATCGCTCCAATCTATCTCGTTCACGTCCCCCAGGTTCGGCACGTCGGGGAACCGCTCTGCCAAAACCGCGCAAGGGAACGGCTCTATCTCGCTGAACGCGACAGGCTCCCATCCGAGCGGCTCCCATGCGACCGATGCGGCCTCTATGCCGCTGAACAGGCTGATGTACCTCAATCGGATCACTTCCTTATCTCGCGGCCGCAGCGAGGGCAGAACTCCGGGAGCTCTCCGCGCCACTCGAAGTCGCAGCGCGCGTTGATGCACGTGTACTTGCCCTGGATGAACACCGGGCTGCAATGTTTGAGCGCGTCGTCGTTAACGCGCTTCTCTTTCGCGCATGGTTGGCACAGAACGGCGCATTCGTCGACGTCGACCGTCGTCCCGCATCGGTCGCAGGTCGCGTACGCGTCCACTTCGTACTCGATGCTCATCGATCGCCCCTTCTCGACAGCTTGACTATCAGCGCGCAGGTCAGGACGACGAGGGCGAAGCACGTCACCGAGAGCATGCGACCCACTCCTCAACCGTCTTGACGGGGGGAAGACCGATGTCAAGGCACACGCCGCGCTCGACGCACGCTCCCTGGGAGTGCTCCCATCCAGGCAGCATCGCCACGCCGTCGCACTCGAGCATGCTGTGGACGGACGCGAGCAGCGCCTGCGGCCAGCCGGCGTCCTCAGGCACGACCGAATGGGGCAGCACCGGCTCGTAGCCAGCCTCCGCGAGACGGCGCGCCGCGTCGAGGAACGCGCCCAGGTTCCTGTCCTCATGGCCCGTCACCGGGCCGCTTATGTAGACCTTCAAAGATTCCTCGCTTTCCAGCAATCGACGTCCTCGATCGCCATCTTCTCGTCGGGGTCGACGGCCACCCCGTTCTCCTCGCAGTAGCCGACGTCGCGCTTCAGGATGCCCGGCTGCTCGCTATGCAGGATCAGCAGGCACTCGGAGCACGAGCGGCACGTCACGTAGTCCTCGAACTCGCGGGGCGCGTAGAGGGTCGGGTTCCGTCCGTGCCTCGTCATAGCTCGGCCACCGCGAACGCCCTGTCCGCCTTGACGACGTAGAACCCGTAGGCGAAGAGCTCCGGCGAGTGGGGCTTGATTCCGCTCGACAAAAGCTCGCCGCTCCACCATGCGTCGCACGACTCCCGGTCGTACCACCTCCACTCTACCGAGTACTCGAACCCTTGCGGCGGGAACCTGTCATGGCACCCGTGGCACAGCGCAAGAAGCGCGGATTCGAGTTTTAAGGCCCCGTTTTGTGTCGGAACGGTCAGATACCTGCCCCCGGTGCCTTTCGGGGCTGCATGGTGCCTCTCCGTGGCTCTCATGCCGCAAACGGTGCATGCTCCAGTGATGGATTTCTTGTCGCAGCCGACGTGCGGCATCCCGTAGAGGCTCGCGCGCTGGTACGACGTTCCCCGGAGGATCCTCGACACGTCGAACGACGGCCAGATCGGGTCTCCGAGGTTTTCCACAATGTTTTCCACAAAAATCGCCCTGCCCTATCTTGTCGTCTCCCGTAGGTTAGGAAGACCTTTAGTTAATTAGAGAGAGTGAGAGAGAGTATGAGAGAGGCTTCGCGTTTTGCTTAAACGTTTGCTTCGTTGTTTGCTTCAACGTTTGCTTCGTCGTTTGCTTCGTCGTTTGCTTCGTCACTCTTTTCCTTTTCTGACCTGCGCCTTGACGATCCGCTCTTTCTCCCTCCGTTCTTACCGGCTGTGCTGCGCTTCTCCCTCAAATTGCGCCGGTATTCCAGCTCCTCGCACACCCCTCGTGAACCTATCGTCCCTATGCTCCAAAGATCTGGCGATAACAGCCCGAACTTCACGCACGACTTGACGAACTCCTCAAGGTCAGGCCCATCCAGCTCTATCTCGCGCTCGACCATTGCGAAGTTGTCCTCGTCTGAAAGGTCGATTGTTCCGCCCTCGTCGTAGAGCACTCCGAGCAGCGCCTGCCAGCGCCCGTAGGCGGCGATGCCCCCGTGCTTCCTGCGCAGCTTGAGCATCGCCGTGTCGTTTCTGGCGTCGTAGGGCACGCTGTAGAACCTGTTCGCGTCCATGCGCCCCTCCTTAGAACGGTATGTCCTCGTCGAGCACCTCGGAGGCGGCCCCGCTGACGTTGCCATCGTCTTCCGTTGCGCCTTCTCTGCTATTCACGGTCACGAGGGCCGCCTCCATCGAATCGACTATCGCGCTCGCCTCCACAACGTCCGCCTGGGTGTACTCGCTTTGCGGCTTCGAGATGTGCTTCGCCACCTCCGCCATGGCGTCGTGTATCTGTATCCCCCGCTCGCGCTTGGCGCGGGTCAGGGCCTCCTTGTACATGTCCAGCGGCGCCGGGGGCGGCTGGTCGGGCGGTTGGTCTTGCGGTTGCTCGAGGTCGTCGTCCAGGTCTTGCACGAACATGTCGGACGCCCCGGTCGCTGCAAGCATCCCGTCCACGAACGCACGTTTCTTGGCCATCTTGAGGACGGTGTTGTACACGTCCGCGATGTCCGGGTTGTCGACTTTTTGGCCTTGACGCGCTATCTCCCACATCCCAGTGTCCGGGTTCTTTTTCGCGACGTGTCCTTTGCCGCCGATCAGCTTCTGGTCGCGTCCGTTTTCCCAGTACTCCTTTGGGACGGGTTTGCCAGTGAACTCGGTGGGGCCCGTGCGGTATCGATACTTGCTCTCCATCGTCGAGCACGACCCCATGCCGTCGCAGCACATCGTTCCGTCGGGGTTCAGCACGTGGCACGTCGCCACGTACTCGCGGTGGCCTCCGCCCATGTCCTTGATGTCCACCTCGAAAGAAGTGCCGAACTGGAACATCACACGCAGAAGCTCCGCTCCCGGCTTCAGCAGCACGTTCTCGTCCTTGCACCCCTTGATCTTGCCGTAGTGGGTGCCATCCTTCATCACGTCGCGCATGCAGTGCTGGATGGCCTGCACGCGCCCCTTTATGGCGTCGACCTTCACGAGGCCGTTGCCGTAGACCGTCATCTCCTCCGTCATACTTCCTTCACCTTCTTGTACAGCTTCCCTTCGAGGCTTGGCATGTTTCTCATGAAGTCCCGCACCTTGATGCCGTCCTCCTCGGTTGCCTCGAACTCGAGGCGGAACAGGAAGCGCTTGGACGGCTTCTGCGGCGGGGTTTCAGGTTCGGGCGGCTCCTTGTCCGCTTCTGATGCGTTCGCCGCCATGACGGCCTCGTGCGCCCTTCCCACGGCTATGTCGAGGCGCGTCGCCGCCTGCTCGTGGGCTTCCCGCTCTGCCTTCTCGCGCTTCAAGCGGTCGTTCTCGTCGAGCGCCGCCCTGATGTCGAGCGTACGGCAGTACGCCATGTCCGCCTCTGTCGCGTACTCGGCTTCCCTTATGCGCTCGCGGTCGTGCACGGCGTCGGCGATCATCTCGTCCAGAAGGTCGCACGCCTTGTCTCCGGTGAACCGCTTATCGCGGGACACCAGCTTCTGGTTCTTGGCGATGAAGACCTCGAGCGGGATAAGCTCCATCAGGTCTGGGGCCACCGCCTCGTACTCGCCGGCAAGGATGTTGATGCGGGCCTGCTTCTGACGCTCTGCCGCCTCGTCGATTTGCTTGCCCGTCGCGTCGTAGACGGACTTCACGCGGTCGCGGAGGTCGTTCATCGCATCGTCGGCCTCCGCCATCGCGCCGTTGATCGCCTTGTCCATGCCCTTGCGCCCGTCGTCGATCGCCTTCGCCACCTTGTTTATGTCGGCGCGCAGGTCGCGCAGCTGCTTGACCTGCTCCTGGTCGTCAACGTCGATCTCGACTCCGCCGAAGAACCGCTCGATGTCAGACACGAACGCGTCGATGTCGTCCAGGTTCTCGATACGGACGGTCGGCAGCGTGTAGGCGATGGCCGGCTTCGGGGCCTTCGCCAGGTTGACCGGCTCGATGACCTCGGCCTTGACTTCCTCTGCCATCGCGATCACCCGAGGATGGCCGAGAGCATGCCGAAGCCGGGCATCTTGGGGCTGTTATTGTCTCTGTTGTGCGATCGCAGCGCGTTCTCGAAGTACTCCTCGATGTCCATCCCGTGCGTCTCCGAGTCTTCTGTGATGGCGAAGAAGTAGATGCCGGCCAGGAACCCTTGCAGGTAGGTTTCATCCACCAGGCACTTGTACCGATCAATGATCAAGTCGAACGCGGCGTCGACCTTCTCGAACGGCACGCCCCACTGTCCCGCTCCGGGGATCTCGATCTCTCCGGCGCTCTCGGGTTCCTCGACGTTCTCGACGTCGTTGACGTTCTCGATGTTGATCTTGCTCATGCTTCCTCCATCTCTACGATGATCCTCGGTTCCTTCGGGTTGACCATGAATCGGTCGCTTATGCTCCGCACGTAGCGCTGCGTGTCGTTCGGTATGACGCCCGTCTCCACGAGGGCGTCCAGGACGAACTTCGCGGCGAATCGCACGTTGTCGATGTCTCTGCGCATGTTCGGCTCGATCCACGTGATCGTTATCCTCACGGGGCCGCCGTACGGCTTCAGCCTGGCCTGCTTGACCGCCCAGGCCGCCTTGTCCTGGTTGACGCGCTTCATGGCAGCGCCCTGGTACTTGCTGCTGCGGCACGCTCTCGTGTACTCGTTGAGGCCTGAGAGCCTACCCGGTATCTCGAACTCCTGCCTCATGCCATAGCCTTCCCTGCGTACTTGTTGACGAAGAACACGGCCCCTCGACCTGTGACGCGGGGCGTGATGCTCGTCGTGACGCGCCCGTCGGAGTGGGTGACGGCGGTCTCCTTGACTCGGAAAAGGCCCATCTCCATGGCCCTCTGGGTCGGGCGGTTCTCGCCCTTGCACATGTAGCCGTCACGGCGCAGGAGCGCGTAGAGGCGGTTCTGGCCGATCTCGAAGCCGTTCTGGGTGAGCACCTTCGCGAGGTCGCGAACCAGGATGCAGCTGTCGCTCGCCGACACCGCGTCTGCGAAGAGTGCCTTGGGAGCAAGCTCCGCGTTCTTCGCCTCCAGTGCGCGCCGCCTCTCCTGCTCGGCTTTTAAGTTCGTCGCCAGCTTGATGATGGTGTCTGGGTCGAGGAGCGCCTCCTCTATCGTGGAGGGCGTGAGGTAGCCGCCGTGGGAGCGTATGGATGGAAGTACCTCCTCGAATACCCACGCCTCGAAGCGCTCCGCGTTGGGGAGCTTTGAGTGGGTGATGAGCCGGTACACGTCCGGCTCGCCGATGAACTTTGCTTTCTGTGTTCGCCCCAGGCTGTCGGTGATGGGGTGGTATTCCGCCACCCCACGGCAATGCTGCTTGATTGCGTTCGTTGGGTCGGAGTAACCTAGGGCAACTGCTGCATCTTTCGCGCAGAAAAGGATCTTCCCGTCTTCCTCGACGGTGCGGAGGCTCCCGAAGTCCCCGTTCTCGTAAACCTGGATCATGACCCCACCCCGCATGCCATCATGATCGCGTAGATCGCGAGCATCGCCGCGAACGGCACCGGGAGCAGCCGCATGCCCCGCTCCCATTCGTCGCTCCGCTGCCGCGCCATGTCGTACTTGACTGCTCGTGCTAAACTGTTGATGACCTGTTGGTCGTTTGCGCGCTCTACTTTGGACGGTTGGCGCGCATTCTTTTTATGCAGCGTCTTTTCCGGCATCCTTCTTCGCCTCCTTCCTCTTCCTTTTCTCGATGGATATGATCAGGTCGTTGACGGCCTTTTTGACGAGGTCGTAGTTCGGTTGGTTGTTCATGGTGAAAAACATCCTCTCTGTGTTTTTTGTTGGCGCGAAAGAGCGCGGCTTCAGCCTTGCTTTCGATCACGCTGCTAATTTTTCAATGTGCGACCGGATACCTGCACGAGCGGCTGCTCTGATAGAATCTCCGTATCGAGATCGGAGGAAGCGATGTACGAAGTGAACGGGATCGAGCTGTCGTCTAGCGAGTACAACGAGCTTGTGATGCTCTCCGAAGCTGCCGAACGCGGCGATAACCCAGACGAAATCGCGAACGCCCGTCTTCTTGATAAAGAGACAAATGCCTTCAACGCCTCGACCGTCCAGACATACCTGTCGCTCCACGGCCGCGGTTTGGTGTCCGGCCACCAAATCTGTGGCGGTTTTCACTGCACCGGGATAACCCAGCGCGGGTTGGATTTCGTGTCAGACTACGACAAACGCATGATCGAAGACAAAGCGCGCGCAAAGTCCGATAGAAGACACGACTACCTGGTCGCGCTGTTCGGATCGGCAGTCGGGTTCGCGCTCGGCATAATCGCCGAACACTTCATCGGAATAACAGCTGCAATACAATCGATAACGCAAATCCCGCCGCAAGGCTAACGAAGAACACCATCGAGTAGTGACAAAAGTTTTTTCTCACAAGCGGCTCCTTTCCGAGCAGCCATGTGTGCAGGTATTCGGTTTTCAGGGTGCTTGCGGTGAGCCCGCTGCGGAGGATGACCGACAGCGCGCTGCTCATGGGTTGCCTTCGCGCGCTTCCAGCGGCGCCCATAGGCGGCGCGGCTGCTGGCGAAAGGAGAGGCCAGGATCGGTCGACCCTTTGCGGCGGGCTCACCGGTAGAGCTAGGCCGTTTTATGCGGCAGGATGCGGCAGCCGCTCTTCCGTCCTCCCGTAGATGTAGTCCGTGCTGCAGCCGTACAAGTCGGCGGCGGCGTTCGCGACTTCTGCGGGCGTGTCCCTGACGTTGCGCTCGTAGAAGGACAGGCTCTTCACGCTGCACCCCAGCTTGGGAGCCGCCTCGTCCTGCGTCATCCCGGCGCGGACTCTCTCGGCCGCAAGGTTCCTACTCGCCATGGCCATCACCCCCTTCCGTGCGCTTGATGCGCTTTCCGCGCTTCGAGTAGCCGATGCGGAAGCCCCAGCAGAGGCACGACATGCCGCACAACGTCACGGACAGGTGACGCTCGTCGTACAGCGCCATCAGCACGATGCCGGCCAGCGCGAAGGCGAGCTGTGCGACGGCAACCAAGGCATTCACCACTTCGTCTCGCATTCCTCACCTCTCTCGAACTAACCTTAGTTAGGTTACTGCGAGACCATATTAACCCAATTTAGGACATTTTCAAGCGTAAAATCTGAAATAGTGGTAAAGTTCGGGGTACCCGATTTGAGGATAGGAAATCAAATGCAGAACAATATCGGCGAGGCACGACGTTCTTACAGCCTGAAGATAGGTCATGAGATAACACAGGATGAAGCCGCCGAAATGTTCGGCGTGTCCCCATCTGGTTACAAAAAGTGGGAGCAGGGCGTCGGCAAGCTCAACGGCGAGATCCTGTGCGCCATCGCCGACAAGTACGAATGCTCGACCGACTACCTGCTGTGCCGCACGTCCGACCCCGCCCCGTACCCGCCTGCCAGGTGCAGCGCCGCCGAGAACGGCGAGGAGGAGCGGCTTGTGAGCGCCTACCGCAAATGCACCAAGCGCGGGCGGATGGCGGTTCTCAACACCGCAGAGACGATGGCCGACTGCGGCTTGGCGAAAAATACGGACAATGAGAGACTTGCGAAAGCGATAGGAGCGTAGATGAAGTTGTTAAAGGCGTTAGGCGCGGTAATCGTCGGCGCGGCCTCCATTCTTGGCGGCTTTGGAACGTTTGCGCAGTGGGCTGGAATCGAGTTCGGCGGAGCTGCTGGCGTAGTCATAGGCGCGGCTCCAGCTTGGCTGCCGATGTGCAAGGACGGGAGATCGCCCGCAAGCTCGGCGTCGAAACGTGCGACAGGATCGAGGATTACCTTGCAAAGTCGCTGCAGCGTAGGAACCGAGGATGGTACGAGATCGAAGCGAAATGAGCGAGCTGCTTCTCGTTTTTAGAATACAGCGTCAAGAATGGCGTGCATAATAGTCAATTTTCAAAGACAGCGTAGAAAGGAACGAACATGAACATGCGGAAAATCGCGGCTATAGGGTGCTGGTGCGCGCTGGCGCTGACGTTGGCTGGCTGCGGTGGATCGGCCGAGCAGGAGCCGGCCGCTTCGACGGCACAGGAGGAGCAGGCTCAACAGCTCGACCTGACGGGATCTTGGAAGCAGGTAAACAAAAACTCCGAGGACAGTTGGCAGGAGGCGGTGATTGATGATGGCGCGATCACGATCAACTGGGTTAGCAACGGAGGAGACACGAAATCGCTTTACTGGGCTGGAACATACGAGGCTCCAACCTCCGATACGGAAAGCTACAGCTGGGTTTCGGAGAACGACACCTCACAGACGGACAAAGCTCCATTAGCATCAACTGCCGAAACAAAGGATTTCAAATATGATAACGGTGTTTTGAGCTATGAGGCTACCGCCATGGGAACCACGACGACCGTGAAAATGGAGCGGCAATAATTACCTATTCCCATAGTAATCTGAAAAATGCTACTTTTGTAGTAGTAAAAGATGGAAGGGCGGCGACATCAAGCGAAACGCCGCCCTTCCCACTTATGAAAGGCAGTGACGTTTTAACATGAGAAGACGTATAGACCCGAACGGTCGCTACTGCGCGTACCTGCGCAAGTCCCGCGACGACCGCGACGAGCGCGGCAACGTGATGACCGTCGAGGAGACCCTGCGCAAGCACGAATCCTGGATCGTCGAGCTTGCGATCCGCCACGGAATCCGCGTCGAGAAGTGGTACCGCGAGGTCGTCTCGGCCGAGACGATAGACGCGCGACCGGAAGTCCAGCAGGTGCTCCGCGAGCTCGCTGAAGGGAAATGGGACGGCGTTCTCTGCGTTGACGTGCAGAGGCTCGCTCGCGGCGACACCAAGGACCAGGGGATCATGTGCGAGTTCCTCGAGGTTTCCGGCGCCCTGGTCATAACGACCGACGGGTACTTCGACACCACCGACGAGGCGGACATGGACTACCTGGAGTACGGCCTGTTCCGAAGCCGCCAGGAGTACAAGGCGATCAACAAGATCCTCAAGCGAGGCCGCAAGAGGTCGAAGCTCGACGGCAACTGGCCGTTCTCGATCGCGCCGTACGGCTACGTGAAGGTCCGCGACGAGATAGGGCCTACGCTGGCGCACGGCGATTGCGCCAAGTACGTCGTCATCGTCGACGAGCTGTCGGCGCAGGGGCTCTCGTTCGGCTCCATCGCGCGCAGGATGGTCGAGATCGGCGCGCCGGGAGAATGGAGCGCGACCAAGGTCAGGCGCATCGTGACCAACGAGGCGTACCTCGGCAGGACGCCGGTCGAGAAGTTCGTCGTCGTCAAGCGCATGAAGGCCGACGGCTCCGGCCTCGAGAAGGTAAGCATCCCCGTGAAGGACCCTCAATACCGTCCGGGCCGGCACGATCCCATCGTCACGCAGGAGCTTTTCGACGCCGCGAACGCCAACCGCTGCAATCCGTCCCTGAAGAAGTCGAACGAGCTCAGGAACCCGCTCGCGTCCCTGCTCGTCTGCTCCGGATGCGGATTCGCCATGCGGATGATCAAGGATTCCAAGACGGGGATGTTCAGGTACTACCACTCCATGAAGCCGAACGGATGCTCGGTCAAGAGCTGCGGCTACGACCTGATGATGGATGCCGTGATCGCCGAGCTCAAGCGCAGGATCGACGACTCGAGAGTGGAGGTGAGGCAACGCTCCGACAGGTCGGCGGAGCGCGAGATCGCCGCCATGAAGGAGAGCCTGTCCGTCGTGGACAGGTCGCTCGCATCGCTGCTCGACCGCCTGATGCGCGAGGTCGTCACCGAGGACGAGTACATGGCCATGAAGCGCAAGCTATCCGACGAGAAGCAGAGCCTCGAAGCGACGTTGGCCGCCGCGGAGGCTGATCGCGAACGCGAAACGTCAATAGAGCATCGGAACGTCACCATCCACCAGGCGATCGACATTTTGAGGAGCGACGCAACCGCCGGAGAGGCAAACGCTTTCCTCCGAACGTTCATCGAGCGGATCGAGTACTCCAACGACGGCGTTGGCTTGAACGTGCACAACATCAAGCTCGATATTTTTTTCAAATAGACATGCATCATATTACAGCTATCTCAACTGTTGTAACAGGATGCATGTATTTGGCACAAAAAAGAGGGCGCACCCGTCATGGATGCGCCATCTTCGCTTCATTGCCTCCGCAGGTAGACATCGCTTCCGTCGGAAGTCCCGACCGCGATGTAACGCGTGGCACCGCTGTATGACGTGTAGCGGCCCCACAGGTAGCCGTCCGCCTCCTCGCCCCACTCGTCCAGGACGACCGTCTCGCCCTCGGCGTACGACGCGACCACGGCACCGGACATGCCGGGAGCGTCGCGCACGTTGAGCGAGTCGGCGACGCACTCGTAGGTGCCGCCGGAAACGCCCGACGGCGCGGGAGCGGGCTGCGAAGGCTGCGCGCCTGCCCCGTCGGCCTTGCCGTTGTAGGCCAGGATGCCGTCCCAGGGGAAGTCGTAGTACGGGCGCATCAGGCTCTCGCCGCCGGTCTGGTCGCCCACCTGCCCGCCGACGATGCCGCCGTGCTCGTTGGACAGGTACTCGCTCAGCATGTCGGGAACCGCGCTCTGGCACATGGCCGTGTGGTTGGCCTCGTTGAGGTAGACGTCCCCTCGCTGGGCTATGTAGCCGTCGCCCATCGGGTGCCACTCGAACAGCCCGGAGCCGACGAACGCGGAGCGCATGTCGCCGGTGTACGTCGCGGCGTCCAGCGCGCCCTCGTAGGCGCTGCCGCGCAGGGCCTCGCGCCAGCAGTCTATGACCGAGCTGGAGCAGTCGCGGTCGCCGACGGAGAACGGAGCGCGCACCCCCTCGCACTCCCACCACTCGACGGGGCCGGATCCCCACCGCCCGTCGCCCTGCGTGTAGCCGAAGCGGCAATCGTCCACCTGGCGGCGGTGGAACGTCGCCGCGACGTTCGCGCGATCAGGCATTGGGGGCCTCCTTTTCGGTAGGCGCGAGCGCGGCCTGCACGGTGGCCTTGTCCGACGTGGTGGCCGTCACCTGCTTGGTCGTCACTACTTGGTTGATGGTCTGCGCGCTGGCTGCGGACTTGCCGTCAACGTACGCTTCCGCTGCCGCGTAGATTGCCGCGCTTAACATGGTGCAGACCAAGCCCGTGGTGGTCAGCGCGGTGTTGTCGGTCGCGATGCCCGCGACGCTGCCCCCGATGGACGCGAGGGCGGCGGCCACCGCGATCCAGAACTTGCGGCTGGTCAGCTTCTGCAAGATTTCTTCTTTCGTCATTTACTTTCCTCCTTCTGCGCGTGCTTCGCGCTCTCAAGCTGCGCCTCTTCCTCGAAATCGGGCACGTCTGAGATTCCCAGCTTCGACAGGAAGGCGTTGGGTTTCTTCTGCGGGAGCGCGCTGCCCTCCTTCGCCATCTTCAGCCGCGCCAGGCTCACCGTCTCCACGATGAACAGCGCGGCGGTGCCGTACGTCACTTCAGGCGGCAGGAACGCCCCTATGGCGAGCCTGCACCACGCCTGGAGCAGGACGTACGCCGTCCAAGTCAGGTACATGAGCGCGATGATGACCGTGCTCCCCTTGGGCTTTCTCACTTGTCCTCCAAACGGTCGATGCTGTTGAACAGCGTCTTGAACTTCTCGTCGCACTGTTTCGGCTGCTGTTCGAGCTTGAACACGCGCTCTATGACGCCGTTGTGCTTCTCGACGTGCGCCGACAGGTCGACGACGTCCTTCTTCAAGCTCTCGATCCGCTCGGCCATTACGGCCGACTGCTTGCTGTTCGCGACGATGACGCCGATCAGCGTGACCACGCCCGTGATGCAGGCGGCTACGATCGCCTCCAAGGAATCACCTCCATTCAGGCATCAAAAAAAGCCCCGCAGGGCTTGCCTCGTCGATTCTCCGGTTGGGTTTCGTTTTCGAGCGAACAGAAGCCTATTCAGCCGATTCTTTGTCCGCCTTTGCGCCCTCGTCCGCGTCCAGGAGCGCTTGCACGCCGCCTCGCCAGAGCGCAGGGACGTTCTTGATGTCCCACTTGCCGTTCTTCACCAGGTTGTAATAGATCTTGATCATGATTGGTTCCTCCTGTCTTGTCTTGTTTATTCTCCGGCGACGAGCGCGCCGAGCTCGGCCACCGCCACCATCAAGTCTTCGATGCTCGCGGAGCCGTTCGCCGCCATCACGCCGAGCTCTCCCATCCCGATCTCGGCGTTGTCCATGCGCTCCGGAGCCCCTTCCAGGAACTCCTCCCTCTCCGCTGCTTTGGCGGCAGCCGCCTCCGCCTCTTCTTTCCGCTTCGCGATTTCGGCAAGCTCGTCTTCGGTGTAGGCTCGGTAGCGCTGGAACTGCCAGACGTCCTCCACGGGGTTCTCATGCGGCATGTCGTCTGGGATGGAGCCGTCGAAGTCGATGACGCTCCCTTCCTCGTCGCGCGTCTCCCAATGGCCCCGCTCCTCCACGTCGATGACGATGGCCACGTCCTTGCCGCCGGTCTGGGGGTACTCGGCGACGACCTCCTCGTGCGACTCCTCCTCCACGTCGACGATCCACGTGTGGACGACGCGCACCTGCTCGCAGGAAAGCTCGCCTTTTTCGATGTCCGGGTTCTCGATCTCTTTTCCGTCGATGTCGAAAATCTTCATGTTCCATAAACCTCCTTAAGCCGTTCTGCGCCATACGTAGACGTCTTTGTACGAGGGCATGTTGTTATGGGATTGCCCGCCGCCGATGTACGTCAGATTCAGGTACGCGTACTCGGAACCTTGCGTGAACGCTCCTGTGTAAAGGGCATCGCTGAACCCGGCGTTCCCGTTGACGTTTGCCGACGAGTACGCTTTGTTCTTGGGCAGCTGCGCCGTGGTCAGCGTGTGCGTGTCCGATCCGCCCGTCGCCGTGTCGTTCGCCGCGCGCAGGAAACGCCCCGTTACCTGCGTCCATGTCCCGCCGAACAGCGATGCCGGCGAGGTGGCGCTCTCGGAGATGTAGTACGCCCCGACCGGATACGCTTTGAGACCTATTCCGTTGATCTCGTCGGCGCTGTGCTTGTGCCCGACGAACGGCCCCTGCCTGTCCATCAGCAGCACGGGCTCTCCGACCGCCAGCCCGTCGATGGGGATTCTGTACAGAGGGCATTCGGCCTCCACGTCCTCCGCAAGGATGCTGCCGACGACATAGGCGGGGTCGGATGCCGATCCTGCCGTTGCCGTTCCCGGGATCACGGTGAGGGGTGTGTCCTCGATGTTGTTAGAGTCTTTCGTGTAGCGGACTACTATGAGATCGTTGCGTTTCTGGCCAGACGCCCCACTCCTGATTGCGATGTCCTCGCTGCCTTTGACGCGGACGTGCCGACCATCTATCAGCAGCTCGCCTTTTGAGACGCGGACGGTGTTGGAGTCTACTACGGTGCATTCGCACCCGTTGAGGACGTAGCGTCCAGGTCCGAACGTGTACGCCTGGAACGCGCCGACGTCCTCCGAGTTGATGTGGTCGGTGCCGCCTTGACCTGTGATAAGCTCTACTGTCATATATGGTTTTCCTCCTCTCGTTTACGCTGTCCTCCTCCAGGCATATACGCCTTGGTACGAGGGCATGTTGTTGTGCGACGACCCGCCGCCCATGTACGTCAGATTCAGGTACGCGTACTCGGAACCTTGCGTGAACGCTCCTGTGTAAAGGGCATCGCTGAACCCGGCGTTCCCGTTGACGTTTGCCGACGAGTACGCTTTGTTCTTGGGCAGCTGGGCGGTTGTCAGGGTATGGGAGTTGGAGCCTCCAGCGCCGGTGTTGGTTGTGCAATACAAAAAGCGGCCGGTGATCTGAGTCCACGAGCCGCCGAAAAGCGCGGCGGGGCTGGTAGGGTCGAAGCTCTGGTAGATCGCTCCGACCGGGTACACGTCCTGCCACTTGAGCGATGTCGCCCCCGATTGGATGGCGTCTAGCTTCGCCTTGTCCGCTGCGCTCATGAGCCCGTTTTTCGACGATGTCGCCACATCGTACGTTGTGCTGTTGTCTGCTCCCCAAACCGCCGTCCCGTCAGCGCTCCATCGGAGTATCTGACCGGACGAACCTCCAGCAGGTATGTGCTTGTTCCCGGCCGTGGTCGGATGGGTGTAGACCGTGTTAGCCGGAACGGCCCACGATCCGTCACCGCGCAGGAAGCTGGCCTGCTTGCCGGCAGCAGGGGCCGGGACGAGGCCTGATTTTCCAGCAGCGCCCGACGTCGCACCCGTCATCGCCGAGTAGGTCGTGTTCGTGTCCTGCGTCGTTAGCGTTCCGGTGTCTCCGTCGCCTTTGGTGTAGGTGATCGTCTTACCGGACGCCGACAAGCTCTTGATGTAGGTGTCGGCGATGTTCTGGCCGCTTCCGTCCTGCGTCGCCTTGGTAGCCGTGGCTGCGTTTCCCGACGTGTCAAGGTCGAGAGACTCGCAAGCTTTCGGAACGCCGTTGCTGAAATACACGGGCGTGTTCGCGTCTCCCGCGTTCGTGTTCAGCTTGTTCGCAGAGGTCGCAGCACCTCCAGCGCTGGAAGAGCCGGCATAGTTGTGCGTATGCTGGCTTGCAGCCTTTTCGTCAAGCTGGGTCTGGATGTTGCCCGTCACGCCGTCGCAATAGTTCAGCTCTGCCGTTGTCGCCGTCACGCCGTCCAGCTTGTTCAGCTCGGCCGCCGTGGCGGTGAGCCCCAGTTTTGCCAGCGCTTCGGCTGCCGTCGTTGCGCCGGTCCCGCCGTTGGAGACAGGCAGGACGTTCGACGAGCTGAACCCGAACGCGCTTCGAATCTTGCCGGCGATGTAGTTCCACAGGTTCAGCACGGTTCTCTTGTTGACCGCACCGCTCTCGTCGTTTGGAGAAACGTAGAAAACGGGTATCTTGACCTTGTCCGTAAAGCCGGAAGTCACATCGTTGGCGTTTCCGAGGATCGCGTTTTGGGCTGCTTTATCGGTTGTCTTGCCTGTTCCGCCGCGAACGATCGGGAGCGTCCCGCTGGTTATGTCCGTCGCGGCGTGGTTGTGCTCTGACGGAGGGTAGCTTGCGGGCTTTCCGGTTACCTCCGACCATCCATGCGCATGTCCGGCATCCGACTTCCCTTCGAGCAGCGAATCGGTCTCCGATTCTGTGTAGTATCGCCCGTCGTGGTCATGGTCGTCCGGCGGGAAGGCGTCGGGCTTGCCCGTCACGGAACCCCAGCTGTGCGCGTGGTTTTTGTCGGCCTTTCCGTCGAGGTCGCCCTCGGTCACGTCGGCGGATATGACGCCTCCGACTATGCTGATTCCGTCGCCGGCGGTGTACGATGCGCCTCCTCCCGACGACCCACCCGAAGAACCGACAGAGCTGCTCGATTTGGATGTTTCTCCGATCTCGTTCGTGATCTGTGGAATGCCGTCCTCTCCGATCTTCACGATGACCTTTGCGACGGATGAGGTGATCGCCCTTCCCGAACCTTCCGATACGACTCCGACCACGTCGTCTACGTCGAACGCCGCATCCTCCGGGAGGGAAAGGTTGCACGACTGCGTTTCCTGCATTTCAAGCAGCTTCGCCGTTCCGTCTTCGATCAGGTCGGACTCTTCTGCGCTGCTGTAGTCGTAAACCTCCTGCACCTCGTCGAGTCCGAACAGCGTCTGCGTCCTGCTGACGTTGCCGCTCGAGTCGGCATACAAGTGGATAACGGTGCGCTCCGACAGCTCGCCCTTCCCCAGACATATCAGGTGGTTCACGGGCGTTCCCCACTCGATCTTGTAGCCGTACCGGCACGCCTCGTCGGTGTCGACGTAGCTGCTTATCGGCGCGGCGTAGAGAGTCGGCTTGCATCCCGGCTGCTTGTCGATCTTCAACTTCGCCCCGCTCGCGTTGAGCATCTTGCGGATGCCGCTGTAGCAGTCGGTATAGCGCTCGAACCGATGCGACACCTCGATGCCGCTGTCTTCGGATGACGCGTCGAAAACGTCCGCCAGCCCCACGTATTCGAGGACGCTCCCCAGGACGGCATTGGCCTCGCCGGAAACCGTCACGTAGTCCTCGCCTGACGCTGGGCATACGAACGTGGAGGCGAGGATGCCGTGCCATGTCTTTCCGGTTGCCACGTACACGGGATTCTCGTCCAACGTCGATTCCTTGCCGCCTCGAACGATGCCGCCCCATTCGGTGCCGTCGAGGTAGACGAACGACCTCATGTCAAGCTGCTTGTCGATGGGGAGCGTCAGCTCGAAGTCGTTCTCGTCGCTCCCGTATGCCAGATCGAGGCCGTAAGCGTTGATGATTCCCTGCTCGATTCCGTTTCGATCCGTGTACACGAGGTCGATCACGATCCCCACCTCCTTTCGCTTCGCTGCTCGAACAGCACGACATCGCACGCGAACGACCCGTCCCACGAAACGAGGTTCTCGCCTGGTGCGACGGGCTGAAACACGTACGACCCGCTGCCTTGCCGCTGTACTCCTCGGCGTTTGGAGAACGCGTTCTCGGCGTTTCCGTACTCGTCGTAGAGCGTGATCGTCTTCTCGGTCCCGTCGATGACGAGCTTGCCGCCGCTCTTCACTTCTGCCTCGATCTCGTACCGGTTCTTCCCGACGATCACGTACGGATTCGACGCCGGGCCGTAAACCGTCATCCTCACTGGGGCGCCCATGATGCCGGGGTTGTTGATGTAGGAGGCTTCTTTTGACGATCCTGCGAAGTTGTACGGGAAGTTGTACGGGAAGTTCAGGCCGGTCCCGTCTCCGTCCTTCGGCATCGAGAAGCTGTGCTCCTTCGTCCAAACAGGATCGTCGGTAAGCAATCCTAGCTCGCATTTTGCAGCCATATCCGTCAGCCAGTGGAGGTCTTTCCGCGACGATACTGCGATGCACTTCAGATACCATCCGTCGATGTACAGCCGGCCAGGCTCCGCAGCGATGGCGTCTTTCTCCATTATCTCGAACAATGCGTTGCGCAGCTCCAAACCATGCTGCTCCGTGCGCCCTACGATGATGAGGTTGAACGGGATCGTCCTTTGCTCTCTGTACAGGCCAGCCGTGCGTCCGTTTAACGTCTTGTCCGCCCATTCCCAATTGTCAAGCTCATCGCTCTCGCACCAAATGCCTCCTCCGTATAGGTCGAGCGTTTCTCCAAGGTGGTTGACGTAGCTTATTTCCTTCCTCATGCGTACTTCCTCACCACCCTTGCGATCTCCCTGTCGTCAGCCTTGACGATGACAATGATCGGGCGCCCTTCAAAGCGTGATAGAGCCTTGTCCATGGCGTCGAACACATCGTCTTTTGTGAGAGCGCCGTTCTTCTTAGCTGTGAGGACCGTCCCGTTCGATGCCCCATATCCTGCCGAGGACATCCTTGGGGCCGAGATCGCCATGTTCGAGAACGGCGCAGCGATCGCGTCTGCTACTTTCGCAGCGGCGCTCACGGCACCGACTCCCATCGCGGCCATCGACTTTGCGACTGAACCTGCAGCGGCGTCTATTCCTTCTGCCGCACCAAGAGGAATCCATTTGAACGTCGCCTTCATAACTTTTGAGGGCGAAGCGATTCCGAAAAAGCTCTTCACGGCGTCGAGCGCGCCTGAGCACACGTTTACGATGGCGTCCCAAACAGCACCGGCGGCACCCTGGACGCCGGATACCATCCCTCTGATCATGTCGCCTGCAGCAGATGCCATCTGCCCGGCGAACCCGGCGACCTTTCCCGGAAGGCTCGAGACGAACGACACGACTGCGTTCACGAACTCGGAGCCTGCTGTAACAGCCTGGCTCACCATAGAAGCAGCCCATGATGTCACATTCGATATGACTGACGAAAGGAAGCTGGATACGGATCCTGGTAGTCCTGAGAAGAACGACACGACTGCGTTCACGAACTCGGAGCCTGCTGTAACAGCCTGGCTCACCATAGAAGCAGCCCATGAGACTGCGGCGGAGATCGCCTGGTCAAACCACAACTTTACGAGACCAGGAAGCTGCGAGAAGAAGTTCCCTACATCCGTCACGAACTGGCTCACAGATTGTGGCAAACCTGTAAGGAACTCGACAAACCCGGCAAGCGAGTCGATTACGAATGTGACGGCCTGCACGATTCCTCCGAAGAGGGCGACGACCAGAGACAGGGCGGCTCCGAGCACGGTGCCGAGGAAGTCGGCGACAGGCTGAAGCGCCTCGTACATGCGCTGCACTGACTCCAGAAAACCCTCTATCATCGGTGCCAGCTGCTCCAATGCCGGGATCACCCACTGGCCTATGGCGCTTCCTAGGCTCTCGATAAACGTCGACGCGGTCGATAACGCTGCCGCAAGCGTCCCCGCGAACTGCTCTGCGACAGGGGCGAACGCATCGACGAGGCGGCCTATCCACTCTTGCGCCGTCGCGATGGCCGACGGTAGCTTCTCGCCTATCTCCGACACGATCGGGCCGAACGCTTCCTGTAGCGACCCTGTCGCTGCCGCGATGGACTCCTGCATTCCTTGCGGAAGCGAGCCCTTCACGGTCTCGAACGCGGTCGAAAGCATCGTACCCAGCGATGACGCAAGCTCCGGCCCGACTTTTTCGACGAGCTGCGGTATCGAACCCAGGGCCGTTCCGACGATGCGCCCAAGCCGAGGAATGATGTTCCCAGCGGCCGTGACGACTGAATCGACAAGCTGCCCGGTGAGCGCGTCAAGGTCGGCGTTCTCGTCTGCAAGCCCGGTGAGCCAGTTCGAGTAGGCGGCTTTCGCCATCGCAACAGATCCTTCGATGGTGGCGGCTGCCTCCTGCGCGGTCGTTCCGGTGATGCCCATCTCCTTCTGCACAACGTGGATAGCGTCCACGATGTCGGCGTAGGAAGAGATGTCGTACTTTATTCCCGATATTTTCTCGGCATCGTCGAGCAGGCGCTGCATCTCTTCTTGCGTGCCTCCGTAGCCGAGCTTGAGGTTGTCGAGCATCGTGAAGTTCTGCTTCGCGAATCCCTGGTACGCGTCGGTGATGCGCCCCATGTTGGTGCCCATCTTGTTAGCGTTGTCCGACATGTCAGTGATCGCCATGTTCGCGTACTCGACCGCCGCCTCGGTGTCGCCACCAAGGCTTTGGAGCAGCGACGCGCTGAACGACGTAGCCTGCTCCATGTACTGGTTCGCGCTCATGCCGGCCGTCTTGTACGCACCTGCAGCATAAGCCTGGAGCTTCCCGCTGCTCTCTTTGAACAGCGTGTCAACGCCTCCCACCAGCTGCTCGTAGGATGCGTAGCTTTCGAGCGCTGCTCCGGTAACCTTTACGACACCAGCGACGGCGGCAGCTGCTGCTGCCGCGAGCGCTGCAAGCCCTGCTTTTGCCGCCGTTGCCGCCGCTCCTCCGAAGCTGCCGCCGAAAGACCTTCCGACAGAATCGCCAGCGCTGCTCGCGTCGATGGATTTCAGCTGCGCAGCGATATTGGCCGTCTTGAGCTTCGGGTAGAGTGCGACGTACGCGCTAGCTAATTCGCTTGCCATCGCAATCCTCCTTCCTCGGCATCGACAGCTTTCTCTCGTATTCATCCTGTGTCATAGATACAGCGATCCTGCTAGGAGCTTCCCTCCAGGGAGGGACGAGTTGGCTGTCCTTTTCGCGCCACGAGTTGAGTAAGTGGAAGAGCATCCATTCGACGTCCGTCCACTGCGTTTCCGGGTTGATCTTCGCCAAGGTAAGCGAGCCTCTCGGCAGGCTGCGGGACAGAGACGCCGCATGCCTGACCGATACGCTCCCTCCCACATCGTCTATGCAGATGCCGTAGTACCGCTGGAGGTCGGATCTCAGCTCGTTAGGGTACTTACGGCGCACCTCGGCGAAGAAGATCAGTTTTTTGCCTCTCCCTCGTTCATCTTTTCCATGAGCTCTTTGAATACCTCGGTCATTGACGTAGCGGTCGTGATTCCGGCCTTGTTCTCGAGCGCGCTCTTCACCTTCGGGTACTGGTCTCCGAATACGCGCTTGCACAGCTTCGGGAACGCGAAGATGTTGCCGTCCTGCACCTCGCCGAGAAGCTCCACGACCTCGATGTCGTTCATTACCTCTTTGTCGACCGTCACGTCGATTCCTTTTACGTTTACGGTTACGGGCGTTTCGTTCGCCTTGCCGTTGCTTTTCGTCGCCATTACGCGCTCTCCTCCTCGATCTCAGCGTAGTACTTGTATGCCTTGTTTCCGGACTCGTCGGGCAGGGCCTTGACCTTGATCTCCGATCCAAGCGGGTCGGAATTGGAGTATTTCCGCTCTCCGACCTCGACAACCTGCCCGCGCGGAACGACCGTGCGCTCGACCATGTTCTCGGACAGCAGCACCTCGAACACGTAGGATCGGACGGGCGCCTGCTTGCTGTTCACCAGCACGGCGATGTTGCCCTTGTCGTCGACGGTCACGTTGTCCTGCCCGTACCGCTCGGCAAGCGCGTACTTGTTCGTCTCGATGGGGTGGAAGGTGTAGGTAACCTCGTGTTCAGAGCGCACAACCCTAACCTCGTCTCCACCGAACGCTTTCAGGCTCTCGGAGTCGCCTTCGATTCCCTCCGTGATTCCGTCCTCGTGGATGTAGCCGAGGCTGTTTATTCCGTCGCCAAGCGGCGTGGACGCGTCGGTAGGAACGGCTGTACCGTAATCTGCCGAATACACGGCCCCGCCGACTGCAGGCTTCGGGACATGAACGTTGTCTGCGTTCTGCATATTCTCATCCTCCTATAATCGAATAATCCGCCCGGGAATGGCGGCTAAACCGTTTTTATGTCTGCGACTATCTGGTAACGCGGCGAATCCGGCGCCGGGAAGCTCGCAATCGAGTTGATTAACACCGCCCGGACGTTCGCCTCGTACTTGAACGACGGCAGCATGTCGCGGATGCTGCACGCCATCTCGGCAGCCTCTGCTCTCGTCGGCGCCCAGCATTGGATGGCGACAGTCGGATTATCCAAGACGATCCCGGTCACACCTCCGCCGGTGCGCTCGATGGACACGAAACGCTCCGGGCGCGGGTTCGGGACCTCCGTGGCAGCGTCCCATCCAGTGTTCGCTGCTATCCATGCGACAATGGACGCCTCGATGTCGTAAGGCATGGCATCACCCCTTTCCCGAATCGATGGACTTCACGAGAGAGTTGTGCTTCGCGTTCGACGCGATGGATGCGGCGTCTGCTGTCTGCACGAAAACGTGCGCGGAAACCTCCAGGTTCTTCGCCACGACGTCGTAGCGCGCTTTCCCGCTCTCGCTCATGCACTCGGCGTTGCGCGCGATACGCTGCCCTCTCGCCACGAGGTCTGCCCTCACGGCCGGCATCTTCATAATATCGCGCGCAGCTTGCCTGTTGATCTTGATGCCGCTTATATCAGCCATGGGTCGACGTCACCTCCACTGTTCTGTTCCAGTCGCCGGGAGGCTCTGGGTCGAGCCACGGGCGTGGGTCGCCGATGACATCGAACCATTCGCCGTAGACCCACACCCGCGCCTTCTCCAAGCTGCCTCCGTAGGATTTCGGGAAGTAAAGCGTGTAGGCGACGGACACGCCCTCGGGGCGGTTTGAATCTCCGATGGATGATGTGGGGCCGACGGCCGCCAAGACGTTGCCGACGGTCTCTACCGCTATGTCGTATACGGGGTTCCCGTGGGAATCTTTCCCGGATTGCGTTTTGGTTTCGACGATCACCGTAGTTCCCAGGAGCATCACGCATCACCCCACGGATGCACGAATCCGGCGCTCTGCCGGCCGATGCCGAGCCTGCGCTTCTCGGACGACGTCAGGTAAAGGTCGCCCGTGGGGTTCGCGTAGGTGAGGGACTGGTTGAACGGCCCCACGGTCAAGCCTCCCTGCGTTATCGGAGCCCGGTCGACAGGCGACATCATCGCCCGCTTCACCATCTCGCAGACTGTGAGCGAAAGCGCGTCCTTCGTCATGCCATCGGCGGCGTTCAGGTTAACTCCGAATCTCCGGCACTCATCGGCGACGATGAGGGACGCGTCCTTCAGCTTCTGCTCCGCACGCTCCTCCTCGTCGCTCGAAAGAGGTCGCCAACGCGCTTGGAGATCTTCTACGCTCGCGTAAGCATCCATGCCATCGGCACCTCCTTATTCCTCTTTTTCGCCCTTCTCGTCGGGCTTGTTGACAGGCTCGGCAGGATCGTCTTTTACCTCCTCAACCTTTCCTGCTTCGATGAGCACCTTCGCTCGGTTGGCGGGCGCATCGAACACGTCGCCCTCCCAGCGGACGCCGCCCTTCTTGTCGTTCAGGGTCTTGTCGGTGAAGCACTTGATCACTCGCAGCTTGGCCATGATTAGATCGCCTCCTCGATGGTGCCCTTGACGATGTAGTTGGCGACCTCGGGGAACAGGAGGACGCCCGTGTCGGCGTAGGTCTCGGCGGTGCCGTTGGAGTACTTCGGCTCGTGGTGCACGCCGATGAAGCCGGACTCGTCGAACTGGTAGCTGAAGCCTGCCTCGCCCAACGCGTCGAAGTCGACGGTGTAGACGTTGATGTTCTCCTTCGGCATCGCGCAGACGGTTCCCTTCGCCTGGTTCGCGTCGAGGATGCAATCGCCGATGCCGAGGAAGTTCTTCAGGTAGGTGAACCCGAAGGCGGTCTCCACGTTGTTGATCGTGGCGGCTCCGAGGTACTCGGCAACGTCGAGCGGGTTGGCGAAGAACACCGGCGTGCCGTTCTCGTCCTTCTCGTTGAGGACGTTGGTGAGGACGCCCCAGGTGTTCGCGAGCGCGGCCTGGAACGTGGTGCCCGTCGCGGTGCCGGTTCCCTCTTTCAGAAACGCGAAGAAGTCCTTGCGAAGGCCGCCCTGGATGTCCTGGATCATCTTCTTGTCGGTCTTCTCGACGGCGGCGTCGAAGCCGTACTTCAGGATGTCCTGCTTGGTGGTCGCCTTGCGGTAGGACTTGAGCGTTACCGCGTACGGATCTCCGACCTTCTTATGCTCGTACTTGGACAGAGGGATCTCGTCGCCGGGAGTGACCTCGGCTTCGGAGAGGGACCCCTCTACGGTGTACATCTGGATCTGGGTTCCGGCGGTGAGCGTCTGCGGCGTCTCGATGCCGAACACCGTCATGAGTGCGGTCACGCCCTGCTCGAACTTGTTGGCGAACTCGATGTCGAGAACGCGGGATGCGGTGCTGAGGTTTGCATCTGCCATTTTTCATCATCCTTTCGGTTTATTTGAACAAATCGATGTTCTCCGCGATTGCGGCCTTTCTCTCCTTGCTGTTCTTGATCGCAAGGATCTCCTGCTTGGTCATCTTCGGGCCGTTGCCGTCGCCTCCCTTGCGGGTATCCGACTGGCCGGACGGTGCGGAGGGCTTCTTGTACGCTTTCGCGATGGCCTCTGCGTGAGCCTTCATCTCTTCCTTGGTCGCTCCACGGATGAGATCGGCGGAGACGCCGGTTTCCTTGGACACTTCGTCGAGCCACGCCTTCTGGTCGCGCTCGGCCTTCATCGCCTCGAGCTCGGCTCTGATGCTCGCGATCTCATCGTCGGCTGTCTTGTTCGAGTCCTGCTGCTTCGCGTTAGCCTTCGCCCTCTTCTCCCATTTGCGGGCCTCCGCCTTCCAGTCGGTCGTATCGGCTGCTGGAGCGCCTGCGCCCTGCGGCTCGGTGCCTCCGTCGCCGTTCTGCGTCGGCTCGGTCGGTTCAATCGTGCTGCTGCTGTTGTCTTCGGCCATGATGACCATCCTTCCTGCGCCCTGCGGCGCGTTTGATTCGCGTCGCCATGCGGCTCCGCTTTGTTGGCTCCCGGTTGCGGGCATGAAAAAAGCACCTATGCAGGTGCTTGATTCCAAGTTATGACGGTGCAGTTTAACGCCTTGCCCAGGGCTTGTTATCAGTATCCTTTGACGGCTGCGTCTTCTCCAAGCTCAACATCGAAGACATCTGCAGCGTGTCGTGGGCGTCCGGGAGCGCCGAACGTGCATCCGTCGTCATCGTCCACGGTTCCAGACCGTTCCGTGCAGTACAAGGCAGGAGGGCCGGTGAATCCGAAGCCGATCTTCCTCGCCGCGTTGGCGCACTTTGAGCATCTCGTCACTCTTTTCAAGTGGAACTACCTCCAAAAGAAAACCGCCCGTGGGCGGTTGAGTCTAAAGCGGCTTAATTTCAGCAATGTCTTTTTCCGGGAAAGACAAAGATGCATGCTCATCCGTTTTCAATGAGATCGAATCTCCTCCGTATGAGCCGTCAAAGTCTATCTCGAAATCAACGAGAACGCCTGCAAACAGCTTCCCGTCTACGGTTGTCACTTGGAGACTATCGCCAAACCCGCATCCGATATCATCCCACGTCATCTGGCTCACCTCCGTCATCGTATCTTGGCACCGCATGCACGCCGTCGTCGGCGTAATGAATCTTGAACTTCCTCGTCTCTATTCTATCACCGCGCTCGTTGATGATGTAGCCCACTACGCTGTCAGATGTGCAGATTTCCTTCCTGTTCCACCTGTTTTCATACAACGCATCAGGCTCTCCATGCCCTGCGTGCTTCTTGATTAGGGCATGAACCTCATGCTCGCTCATCGTGAAGCAGCTTGGCTCTATGCCTCGGTCTTTTGCGGTCTTTGCGCTTTGTTTTGAGCCGGCGATGTGGACAAGCTGCGTTTGCTTCAATTTGTCGAGATTGGCCTTCGCTACTTCTGCGTCACGTTCCGCGAACACTTCATTGTAAACAGCGCCGATAGACTTTCTTCCATCGTATCGCTTCTCAACGTGCCTGAAGGCGTTTTTCATGGACGTGCTTCGCATTTGCTCCGAATCGAAGCCGTAAAGGTTGCCCAGAACGCTGTAGCGATGCTCAATGTCGGCCTTGGATGTCGCCCCGTAAACGTACTGCTTAACGTCCTCGAAGGTCTTGAAGTCGTGCGTGCCGTCATATGTCGCGTACTTCGCAGACCGACCGCTTTTCTTCTTGGTGCCAATGGCGGAGTTGTAGTCGTACTCAGCCGTCTTGTACATGCGCTTCGTGGTGCGCCCGTTGCGTGTAAGCAAATCGTAATGCGAATCCAGCTCGTGGCCTTCCAGCATCTTGCGGTACTGCTCGTAGTAGGCGTTCGGGTCATATCCCGCCACGGTTGTTTCTCCGTCGAAGCCTGGGACGATTCGGCAATCGCAGTTCGCATGGTAATGCCCGTTCCCGCCAGCCGCCTTCTCGTTGTGATAGACGAACCCCCTGCTCGCGAGCATGATGCAGAATCGGCATGTCTCTCCGCCGCTCGGCACTCGAGCGTACTTGGGCTTCAGCGGGTCGCGCTTTCCGTTGCGGTACACGCACTCGCCTGCGGAACGCTTGATTTCGTAATCAGCACGTCCCAGCAGCTTGCGTGCCACCGTTTCGACAGCCTTGCCGTCAACAACGTCCTGCATTATTCCCCGCACGGCCTTCTCGGTTGCTACGGGCTCGCGCCCGGATTCGGCGTAAGCTCCCAGCTTCGCTCCAACTGCCTGCTCGCGCAAGCCGTCGTAGAACTCTGCTGCCAGGATCGCCGCCATGTCGGTGTAAGGCCCTAGGTAAAGCTCCATGATGTCGATGATCGCGTCGCGCGCAGCCGCCACGTCGGACAGGTCAACCTTTGAGAGCGCATCGGACAGCTTCGCCTGCACGTCTGCCGAAAGCGCGTTGATAGCCTTTGTGAAATTGTCAACGTACTCGCGCGGTATCTGCGCCATCACCGCTCACCTCGCCGTCGCTAGGAGCCGATGACCCTCCGAAAATCGCGTTTATCGCCGCCGCGTTTGCTGCTCGCGTCTTCTGGTCCAACATGCGCTTGCGCGTGCCCTCGTCGAATCCGAGCTGTTCTAAGAACACGTCGGTTTCGGTGATCCAAGGCGCGACGGATGCGATCTTCACCATCGCGTCGGCCTGGGAGACGATGCTCGGCATCGCCGGGTTGCGGAATATCGGCGTGATGCTGCGCTCGTCCTCGGTGAGCTTGTCGAGGGGCTTGTCGAGGACGGCGGCTACCACCATGCGGGCGATGTTCCGCAGCGCTTCGCCGTTTCCGTCGTTGAGGTCGTCGGCCTCCATGATGAGCGGCTCGTTGGCCGCGTAGATCGCCTCCGCGCTCGACGGGTTGTCGTGGATGACGCCGAGCTGGCTGATCGCGACGTTCGTCTCGCCGGCGAACCGGGCGGCAAGGCTTCGCATGTAGTCAACGTGCGGCTGCATGGATCCTTGGGAGAGCTGCCCGAACTGCGGTATATCGCCCTCGGAATCCCTGCCGACAGTGAAGATTGAGCCGATGTAGGCTTCCCACTTTGAAACCTCGGCGAAAGCCTCCTCTTTGCTCACTCCGAGCAGGTACTTTTGCGGCGCCGTGAAGAACTCAGCGCTCACCTCGGTGCGCAGCGCCTCACGCACGGCGCTGTCGGTGATTGACCGCACGGCGCGCGTGATGCGCGACTGCCCGAACGGGCGCGCCTCCGTCGGTCGGTACGCCAGAACCTCCATGAGCGGCCGGCCCATCTCGTGCTCGGCAACCGAGTACTCCCATATGCCTGACCGCGTAGCCCTCGCGTTTACTATCGCGTCGTCCACGTACAGGTTGATCTCGCACGCCTTGCCCTTGTCCGTGTAGTCGACGATGGTGAATCCGTACTTGATGCGGTTCTTCCGGTAATCCCAGCGCGCAGCGGACGATTCGGCGGAATGGAGCCCGATTATCACCTCCGGCTCTCCTGATTCGACGTCGCCGCGAGAAATGGTGACGGCCGAGAAGCAGTAGATTAGCTCGGACGTCACGGCCATGCGGTACTTGCGCTTCAGGCCCGATTGCTCTGAAACCCTCTCGAGTATCTCGGCTGCGTTCGCATCGTTCGCCTCGAACCCGTCGAATCGGGAGCGAACGGCGAGGGCCTCAACCGCCTTCTGAGGCCATCCCACGACGGTCTCGACGTCCTTGAGCGGAGGCGGGATCGAAAGACCCAAGTCTTGCAAGGTGTTCTTCGCCTCGTAGTATTTGTTCTTCTTCTGGTTGACGAGGATGTGCTTGCGCCAGATGTCCCACAGGTCGTCGAACACGTCCTGGTACGGGAAATCGGGAGCGAACCGCGGCTTCTGGAACGCCGCTCTTCTTGTCGCCATCAGCCGACCACCGCCTTTCTGTTAGGATCTCTTTTCGTGGTTCTCACGCCCCACAGCGCGAGGCATGCTGCCTCCAGGGGCGTGATGTCGGTCTCGTTTCCCGACTGGAAGCCGAAGCCTCCCCCTTTGCCTATGTCGCGCTTCTCGGCAGCTTTCACGGCATCGTCGAGCGCCGGTTGTCCGTTGTGCGTCAGAGCGCCTTCCGTGACGGCGTTCAGGAACATTGACGACGCAGCCGTGACGGTTTCAGGTTTCGCTTGCCCTAGCGCCCTTTTGATAACTCCGCCGTCGACGAGCCGGTTGTACAGGTCGAGCGCGTTGGCCTTGCCGTCGACGACGGTCGTGCTTACCTTCCCGCACCGAGGTGTCAGCCAATCAGCTGCCCACTGTATTCCGTTCTCCGTCGATCTATGCTCGAGCACCTCGACATGAGGCGTGACACCCCTTTTCCATATCGCGATAGCGATGGCTGCGCGCTTGCCGTCGGCCGAGAACTTCACGCCGTAGGCTCGCTTCCAGGAAGCCTGCTCGGCTATGTCCTCGTCGGTGAAGTCAGCTTTGAGCGCGTCCCATTCGGCAGGGTCGAAGCACGCGTTTGCTATGTCGCTCGCCCACCAGCCAAGCCTCTCGCGAGCGAACCCGTCGGGGGACATCGTTTTCAGCTCTTTTTCGACCGCCTTGCGCGTGAGCCGGTAGCCGAGCGCTGGATTGGTTTCCTCCCACCTGGATTCGTCCGATACGTCGCCGATTTCGTCAACCGACCATTCGATCCAGTTCGTGCCGCCGTGCTCGCTCGACAGCGCGTTCCTCCGCGTTCGCGGGAATACGTCGCCGTTGGTGGTTGGCCCGGGCGGCGTTCCTAGAAGGATGAGTTGCGAGTTCTGCAACGGGCCCGCCGAACTGGTGGGCATCAGCGCCTCCAGCTGGTCGTCGGTGAGTTCCTGCGCCTCGTCGCACACAACTACGTCCACGGTGAAGCCGCGCGCGGCGCCCTTCGAGCGGGCGGAGAACTCTATAGAGCCGCCGTTCGTCAACTCGATGGCCTCCTGCCCGTTCGTCTTGCGGATGGCCTTCACGATTTCAGCCATTTCGGGGTACTCACTCTCGTTCTCGAAGAAGGAGCACAGGCGCAGGAAAGCCTTGCGGGCCGTTTTCACCTCGTGGGCGGTGTGCAATATCTTCTCGCCCTCCACAGCAGCCCCGTACAGTTCCCGAACTTCAAGAACGCCGTTCTTCCCATTCTGGCGCGGAACGGCCAACCCGCATGTGTCGTGCGCGTAGGTGCCGTCATCGTCGTATGCGAGCCAGTCATCCAGCACGGTTTGCTGCCAAGGGTCGGGAGTAAGTCCGTAGGCGCCGGCCATCTCCGCCGCATCGCCTCCGTACGTGTAGGCGTAATCGTCAGAAACCCTAATTCGCGGATCTTGGTTTCCTCTTAGCTGGCGCTTTCTTGCGCTTGTTCCTCGCTTCATCCAAAGCCGTCCTCCTGTCTTTTTTCGGCTGCGCCTTCTCCAATGCGCGTATCTCCTTGGTAATATCCATGAATTGCTTTGAGAGAGCCGCTATATCGCGTCCTGACTGGGTTTCCTCCAGCTGCCTTGCTATCCCTAGTCGGAGGCATTTCAGCATCTCGAGGTCGTCCGTCCCCTCGGCGAGGGCCGCAAGCGTCGTGTATCCGTCCTCTGGCATACGAAAACCCCTCCTTTCGGGTTAAAAAATTAAAAACCTGGTGTGGAAAAGAATCGCGGGGGGATATTAGCCCT